TGTATTTACTTAACTGGCTCATCGTTCATGATGTCTTTTATATCCTCGTTTTTCCTACCTACTAACGTCTTTATCTTACCCCACAAATCCTTTCCTGTAACCGCTTCAATGGATTCAACAATTGATTTAAACTCAATCACAGCTACCACCGTTGCAATTAATTTAGTAATGGGGATTAACTGATCGATGATGTAGGTTTCAATTAAAAATCCACTAACGATAGCGAGTTGATACAATAGCATTTTTGTTACGCTATCGCTCATTCTGCGTGAACGGATTTTGATGCCTAACTTTATTGCTTTCCAAATACCCACGACCATATCCGCGCCAACTAAAAAACCAATGGTAATCATTAGTTCTTTGATAGGAAGGAATATCGTTACTAACGCGAGTAGCCAATATTTTGTTTTTAAAAACAACAACTCCTTCATCATTTCTTTGCCTCGTATTGTTTTTTTAGATATTGCTTTAACAACTTTTCGTATTGCTTTTTTCTATTCAATACGATGGTGGCAGAAAATCTTTTATTGTCCATCTTAATCGGTTATGTCTGTATGAATCGCTTATCAAAAAACTACTCTTTCCGTATGGGTTTCTGTCGGGTGAAATGTCATTGTTGGTGTTCGATGTGTATTCGGGAAACAATGAACTATTATAGCACAAATATTGCACCAAACGATTGGTATAATAACGAGCGTTATCACGTGCAGCTTCCTTCAATGATTCCATTTCGCCCTTTGTAACTGGCGTTGTATCTTCACTTTGTCTGCTAACAAGATTTCCATTGTCATGCTTGTATAAAAGTGATGGATACAACTCAACCATTGTCCACCACAATAACGACTTTAACACGTAATCGTTAAGCAATGTTTCATAATCGCCCGACAATGTACCTGCGCTAACATCCGATTTGATTCTATTCATTAAATCAGTACCCAAATAATTGGTTATTTGCTTATCCTGCGCCAAATAAATGGCAGGTCTGATAATGTTTGGATCAACAGCGTCTGTGATAGCTGTGTATTTCTTTAGATAATCTTCAGTGATTAATAATATTTCGGGTTGTATTGCCATTTTATTCTATTTTATTTGATTCCAAAACGTGGATTGTCGGGTAAAAATCCATTATAGGGCATATCTTTTGGACGCGTTTCAACTAAATAATTGTTGCGCACTTTATACCCAGCTTTTTCCGCCATGCTCCACGCTCTTTTTCTTGCATTTGGGTTGTTTAAATCTAATCCAAATCCTTTTGCGCTAATGTATAATTCCTTTTGCCAAACGTGATGACAATTACCACCTCCTTTGTATAACCAAACGGAATAAGTATCAATACCATTTGGCCCCCAACCTGGATTAACTGCCTTGTTATTCAATGCCATTATATCTTCTTTGCGGTATAGCTTATCCGCATTTAACATCTTACGACAAAACGGCCTTGAAGATGCAGTAACGCGGCCTTTATAACGGTAACGTGTGTAATATGTTTTACCATCAATTACTTTATCTTGGTCACTCGTTGCATTTGGTTTGGCAGTTCCTGTACTTACCGCTTGTTTAACTTCGATACCATCGAAGATGTGTGCTAATGCTTCGTTTTCGATGTCGTCATTCTCGTAATCAACATCGTAACTATCTAATAAAATCCAATCCTCATTTGGTTCTTCACCCAATGCGATTAAGTCCTCTGCGATGTCATCTAAATTGACTTCATCGATTTCAGAAACGCTATCGTGTTCGCACTTAACTTTTTTTTTTTGGACTACTTGAGTGGGATCAATAACCACATTCGATAGGTTATCAAAAATGCTATTTATCTGCGCATCACTCATCGTTGGGAATGCTGCCTTTGTTATTGCCTTCGCAGATGGAATGGTTAAAACATTCGCAGTTGTTTGTACGATGATTTCTAACAATGAAGCTATCTGCGCTCCATTCAATGCTTGACTGGCAACGTCTAACGATGGCGCATTGTTCATGCTCGTTTGAGCATCTTGGAACAAATCATTTTGAGTAATCTCAATGTTGGCATTTATTGCAACCGTTGAGAATAGATATTCGATGCTGTCAGTAATCATGCGCTGAAATGGCTCAACCACTTGTTTCATGAAAATTCTCATCGCTTGTTTCATTTCATCGGTGTTGCTTCCCAATCCACCACCATCACGAATACCAAACAACAACGGACTTGTTACACGATGTCCAACCAATATAGATTCAACAGCTTGGCCTACCAATGTTTCAAATTGTTTGTCCATATCAGATACAGGAAACGGAGTGAACTCCACACCTCTATCCCTATCCTCGTTGAAGAATGTCAATACCTTTCCTGCATTCTCCGCGCCTTGAATAGCTTGTTGCAATTGGTTTTTAATCATGCGTTGTTCTTCGAGCGATGGAATGCCATTGTTAAAAGAAGTAATCAATGATGGGAAGAAACCATTCAATATCAAATTAACTTGATATTCACTAATCTGACGCGTTAACTCGATGTTGTTTACTGCACTGATGTAATCGGGTTTTGGATAGTATTCGCTACCTGGAACAATCGAATGAACGAATAACACTTGTTTTGGATATTCATCCTTATAGTCAGGGTTGAACATTGGAATATACGAAGGTATATTTTTCTTCTTTCTGCTATCGTTCCAATCACGCGAGTAATAAATACCACTAATATCGTCATTGTCATCACTGACACACAAACGACAATTCTCGAATGGAAGATGATTAATTTGCGCAATGGTGCTTCTGTCCATTGACCATATCACCTCCCAATAAAAACCGCCATGTAGCTTTAAATCTAACGCGGTGGAATGTCTTATCTTATCTAATTGCAATCGTGCAATTTCAGTTGATGCCTCTGCACTTGTTGATACGAAATCTTGCCCAGCTATCATGAACGCAATTGAGTTCACAATGCTTCCATGAACAGGCGATTCGTTGTATAGTTCAATCAGATATTGCGGAAATGTATTCCCTTCACCATAACTTACAAATCCCTTCCTATCTTCAACTTCAATAGGTTGAATCTTTACATATTTGGACAACTCAATTTGCGTTGCTCCTATGCGTTGTTTTATTTCGTCAACTATATTAGGCATTGTATTCAATATCAGATGGGATTGTTAATGTTGGTTGGTCGTAGTAATCAATGAGCGAACTGAATTGAACAAAACCTCTTTCAATTTCACCGACCACCACAGCGTCAGTAGGATCCAAGTTAGTATTTGAATTTTGACCGTAAACAATAAAATTCCAACGGCCACCATGAGTGACGAGAATCGATGCGTTAGTTGGATCATCATCATTCGTACTAATCCCCAAAGTTGTAATCCTTTCGTTCTCATCTATAATTGTTGGAATCACGTATAACAATTCCGAAGTTAGTTCATTTTGTAACACCAATAAATAATCGGTGTAAGTTGTTGAAAAAAGTAAACTCCCCTGCTTTAAAGAGAGCAGGAGAGTTTGAGATGCGGTATTTGATTGCAGGTAATTCACTCTGCAAATGTATTAAATGGTTGCAGCTACAACAGTGAAGTCAGTAGCAAATACACCATCTTCAATTCTATACGCTTTGTGCTTTGAATCGGAAGTAAGTGTGATATTATATCCGTTCATGTCACCCTTTGCAGTTCCTGTCATGGTTGATGCTGCGGTAACTTCCGCGCCATCCTCATAACCTACCACCCAATAATTATCGTTGTTATCTAATACAATAACAAACAAACGATTTTGAGCGATTAACTCCAATTGCTTTCTTCGTGGTGCGCTTAATTTGTGGAATGATGCGGTAACTGTTTGTGTATAGAAAATCGTTCCATTCTCAACGCTTGATGCCACTTCTTCGGTGAAGCTACCTGTTGATTTTGGCAAAACAAATTCGTACAAATCTTCAGTGCTTGAACAATTTGTAACTAATTCAGTTGGGCCATCAATGGTTAATGTACCAGCGAATCCACTTTGCGCATTCAAATATATTTTTTTGATTCCACCAATGCCATCCTTGCATTGTAAACCAAATCCTGCGGTTATTGTACAACTCATATTTTTATATTGTTTATTTAAAAAAATGGGGAGCAGTCGTAACCACTCCCCTTTTATATGTGGTTAATATTAGTTATGTCCGATTACGCAGTCAGTCAATATACCAACTTGAACACCGCAACGGTATCTCATTGCCATACGAACATTGTCAGAAGCATCAGTCAAAGACATATCAACTACTTTAACTTCTGCAAAATCAGAGTTAGCATCAACACCAACAAATAAGTTAGATGGTTGAGCAGCTACAACAGTTCCTGTTGACATTCCGGGACAAACATAAATGTCATATCCGTTGAATTGCAAGTTGAAAGAATCAGTTGCTTGATACATTTGCAGATAACCCAATGCAGTAATCGCTTGGCGATAGAATTGAGCAGTTGCACGATTCATATACAATTTAGTATCTGGACTTCCAATCAATGCGGCAGGAAGTGCGTTGATAACCGCATTCAAGTTAGCGATAACAGTTGATGCGCTCAAAGTAGCAGCCCAAGTTTGATCAGCAGAACCACTCAATCCAGCTTTCAACTTTTTCTCAAATCCATCGAATGAATCATAAGTTCCACCAGTATCACCTTGCCAAATTGTAAACTCAATAGTTTCTCCAACTTTAGCAGCAGCGTAACCAATCAAGAAATCAGAGAAGTTAGCAGGAACAACATCGTTAATAAATCCACGACCTGTTTGCGCAGCTTCCCAATCTTGAGCAAATTCCTTTTTACAAAGTTCAAGATTAGTCATCAAATCTTCAACCTGCAAAACTGATTCAGTCAAAGTTAATGTACCTTGTTCAGTGAAATTACACGCAGCAGCTTGAACCAAAGACGCGCCATTGGCTAACTTCTTCAATACAGCTTTGTATTTCACATTTTCTTTTAAAGTCACATATCCTTTTGCCAAAGTGTCTCCAGACAAAATCGCAGCGTTGATATATGGTAACGCTAATTCACCTGCGTAGGTGCTTGTAATTGATAAAGAACTCATTTTATTTTTTTATTTATATTTATTTATTATTGCGAAGATTCTATTTTTCGAATCCATTTTGGCCAAGTTGATTGGCTCTGATTTTGCAAATGTGTTTACCTTCTTCACGCTTTCGGTAGCAGGTTGTTTGCTCATCTTTTCCACTTGTGCAGACAATTCAGTTTTTTCAGCGGTCAAGGAATTGATACGGCTTTCGAATTGCTCAATCAACGCATTAATGGTAGCTTCAAATTCCTCTTTGCTCACTCCATCAAATGCAGCTTGTTCTTCTTTGGTTGGTTCTTCCGATTCCATTTCGGGTTCCATGATTTCAGTTACAACACCACCAACGGTAACTATGTATTTACCTTCAGCAGTTTCGTGTCTGCCATCTGGCGCAGGAACATCATTACCTTCGGCATCCTTTACAAATAATGGACTACCAACAGCGATCATTTCATCGGGTGAACTTACTTCCGTTCCATCTTTTAGAATTGCAACGGACATTTTTACAGGAGCAGCACTTTCAATCTCGCCTTCGGCACTTAGCTTAATGCCAAATGACTTCAAACGATCTGCGTACTTGCTCACAATTTGATTTACTTTATTCATTGTTAAAATTATTTTCTCACATATATGTAGCATTCCACCTACTTTTGTTTTGTAGTTAGTTTTTGTTTTTGTTTTGTTTAGTTTTCTTTGTACGAAAAACCCCCTAAACGTAGGGGGCTTTTTGTTTGTCGGGTAAATACGACCTCACGAATTTAACTCGGTGGTCAGTTCTCTCATTATCTTTTCAATTTCTTGCTCGGCAAGATATTCATCGCTTAATTCAGTGAAGAATCCTTCCAATGAAAACCCTTTTACATCACCTTGTTTTATTGATTGCCAAACCTCATCGTTATCTACTTTCATTCCAATGCACCAAGTACCATCAGGAAAATTGAATCCAAAGTTTTGGCTCTTGTCATGCTCACCTTCTTTAATCCAACTCTCAACAACCGTGCATCCTGTAATAGGAATCTCATGTTGAAGATTTGAGTTGTGGTGCATATTTCTTTTTAGATATTCTTGCGCGATTTTATTGATTGTTTCCGCGCTGTATTTAGCGTAGTATTCACCGCCTAAAGAATCAACGCGGTAAATCAATTGTTCTGGAAGCATAACCGCACCATAAAGCATTCTTCGCTCTCCTTCATCAACTGCCGCATGGTTCATTTTCTTTGCAGATTTCAACGCGACAAAATCAATTTCAATCGCTGGCTTATCTACCAATGAAATACAATTTACACCAAGATAACCACTATCATCAATGGTGTATTCAATTACTTTTACTTCGTTCATTTTATTTAATTATTCGTGATTGGTCTTTTATTTTTTGTTCGGCTTCTTGCGCTGTACTTACGTTTGTTGCAAGGACATAAGTTTGTAGCGGTTGTGGCTGATTTGTTTGCCCATTGATAAAAGAAAGGTCTAACGCAGGTGCATTTGTTGAACCTCCACCCATTCCACCGCCACCGCCTCCGCTTGGTGGAGTTGGTGAAGGTGGTGGACTGCCATTTTTATTAAATCTCATTGACGCAATTTTAGCAATGTTCGCTGCTCCTGCTGCTGCTGCTATACCTGCCATCACGAATGGATAACCTGGAAATGCCGTTGTAATGGGTGAAGCAGAAGCCGTTGTAAATGCGTTTTGAGTTCCTGTAATTGCGCTAATCGTTGCCTGTGCTAATTGTAATGATTTGCCAACTTTGAATGATTGTTCCGCGTTCAGTATTCCTGCGGATGTGAGTAATTCATTAAGCGACATCATGCCATCAATAGCCGCTTTTGCTAATTCATATTTTTGCTCATTTAACGCTTTTTCACCTTCATAAATCTTTTGTCTTTTTTCATCTTCCATCGCAATCTCCAAAAGCGCAGCTTGCATCTTCAGTTGGTGCTGGGTATCAAGAATCAATTTAGTATTGTCAATTGACGATGCTAATTGTTTCGCGTCTTTTGACTTAATAAATGTAATTTCTTCATCTGCACGTTTAACCGTTTCTTCGGCTTTTTTCGCGGCCGTTGCTTTATCCATCTCACGCAATTGAATCTGATAGCCAGCGTAATCGCTTTCCATCTGTCTAATTGCGTCTTGTTGTTTGCTAATGTTTTCGTCTAAATTCTTTTCAACTTCCGCTGGATCAACAATAAAACTCGCAGTTAAATCAACTAAACCTTCAGCTAAATTCGTGTTAATTCCGGGAATTGCATTTGCGATAGTATCAATTGACTTCAATAATAAATACAGTGGGGCTTGTAAAAATTTCAACATGCCCTCTAAAATTTCACGATTGCGTTTAGCCGCTGCGAGTTGTGAATCTCTTTGTTGAACGGCCGTTTCTAACTGAACTTTAGCATCTGCAATTGACGTTTGTAAACGCGTCAATCTGTATTGAACAATCTCCTTTTCAGTTTTGCCTTGCAATTTCATTGCGTTGACCTCTAATGCGCTTTGGTCATACGCTTTTTTTGATGCTGCTGCCCTTGCTTCAACCGCTGCTGCTATATCTCGCTCGACTTGACTAATTCCTTTCAACGCAGTTTCAAAAGCTGGAATGGCTTTAAATACCTTATCCATATTTGTTGCAATCAATGCAATGCTTCCTGCAATTAAAAAGATGGGATTAGTTAGTAACGCTTTACCAATTGCACCTAATGCACTACCAAAACCTTTGATGGCATTGGTTAAATCACTCACTTTAAAATCCTGCAATGCACCTGCAACACCTTTCAATCCTGTAATGGCATTATCAAAATCCAATGACATGATGGACGAACCAATCATGCTGAATGAATTGTTCAACCTTTCCAATGGCGCACCACTTACCGTGTTTACTGATTTACCCAAATCATCCATTTGGTCTTTCAGTTCACCAAGCCTTCGCTGTACTCGGTCAAATTCGGCAGTACCTTCGGGAAGTGTTGCTAATTCCTCGCGCAGTTTACGCATCTGCGTACGCATCGATTCGACCTTCGGTGTGCCTTGTATATCTACTTCAATAACTACTTCTTGCTTTGCCATTATATCAAATTAAAAATGTACATAGTTCCCAATATCATTGTAGCAATAACGCTCAAATTAATGAGCATCGTTAGCCAATTGGGCATATTGTTTTTGTTGTTTGGAAGATTACTACCATGCCCCAATTCAATTAATTGTTGGACATTCTTAAACGTCATTTGTGGATTATTCATAGTGATATTGTGTGAATGTGGTTAATGCTGTTAACTTGACATTGTTTTCGGGATAGGTTGAACTACCTACTAACTTGACGCGTGGGTAAAATGTTTCTCCGCTTATTACGACATCCCAAACAAGATAGCCAGTGAAGTTGTTGAATGTTTCATCGATGGTCGTTGCGTTGATAAATAGAACGGTTGTGGAACGGTTGATGATGTGCAAATTGTATTCGCCTGTTATCGTTCCATCCGCGCCAGTGTTCTGCATTCCACTCAATAAAATCTTCAAAACCCAAATGGTATTGGTTGGGATATTGTAGCTTGTTGCACCTTCAATGAGCAAATCAATGTAAGTTGTGTTATTGGTGAAATTGCCAATGCCGTACAAATGAACGATGCCACTTTGTATTTCACCACGATAACTGCCATTACCGCCAATGGTCATTCCTTTGTTGATGACATTCGCATTACTACCGACAACGGTAACTGCGCCTAAATCGGGTGCTACATAATTGTTTTCGCCAACAATTAAACTATTGTCATTGCCATCATTTAGATTATTATTTGTTCCACCAACAATAGAACGACTATTAGTTGGGAAAACTAAATTGTTTGGGATTTGCAATAATTTAGTGGTGTCAACATTTACATCTTTTACAAGTTCTTTGATGTCGCTTGTTGTTGATTTTCTTCCACCTCCATCTTGCCTAACTGGATAACATTTGCCTTGTTCCTCATTCCAATTGTAGCCATAAAATTCACAACACGTTTGATTCCCTCCTGTTAATTCACCTTCGGAATCCATGAAAAGAACATAAAACGTATTTGTAATACTGTCAATGGTCAAATTACATGGCGCAGATGTACTCACAATTTTAATCAATTTAACTTGTACACTTTCCTGCATACCAACCACGTAATCCTTTATTTCTAAAATTCGCCAATACGAATCTTTAATGAAGATTTTATCGTTGTATCTGAAATTGTAAACATCCGCAAATTCGAGCGCGAAAAACGCTTCCATTATACGAGCATCAGGCGCGTAAATGTTTTCAATGTAATCGTTCCAATATCGTTGGTAAAGTGTTTTATATGGAATTGAAGTTACTCGATGCAATGGTGTTTCCTGTCCAAAATTGTAATCGTTTGAACTTATCGTTGGTGTCACATTTTGATAATGACTAAACATTGGCAAAACAAAATTCGTGTCAATGGTATTGGTATCATCATCCAATATATGAATCGTCATTGTATCGCTTGTTCGGTACAGTATTCGCGGAGTTGGATTGGTGTATTCATTTTTATCATTAACGAATTTAGCGATGGGATAATTGGTATTTGGAATCAATGCTAATGGTGTGCTTCCAAATTCAACTTCGATTTGTTGATTCTCAACCGCAAAATCATTTTCTGCATCAATCAATTCCAATCTACCATACACGCGATTCCCTTGCGTGTTGTAAAGTTTGTTTAAATAGTCATCTGACTTCTTATATGTCCATGTGTTTATCTGCGCTTGGTAGTCGGTTGTTGGTGTTAACACGATGTCTTTGCTAATGTCTATCTTGTTGCTCCAATCTTTGAAATCCCCACTTTGCAAAAATTCATTTAGTGGTATAAATGACAACAATTTCGAATTGAATTTATCGGGAATAACAACCAAGTTGAACATCTTGAAAATAGCACTCATGAACTCGGTGCATTTCATTACAGGAGCATTCGCTACCCAATCAACTGCGTTACCTAAAATTGGTTTGCTCACGTAATCACAAAAGAACGTGGATGGTAAATCATTCGGATAAGTCGTTTGTGAACTTGCATCGCGCAAGGTAAGAGTAACATTTATTGGATTTGGATTGATGTCGAAAAGTATTGGTCTGACTGTTTCCCCTGCGTTCAAATAAACATCACTATCCCAATCCGCACCAATGCCACAATTGATTGATTGGTACTGCGGAAAGGTTGTTCCGCTTGTCCAATTAATAAACAATGTTCCACTCGTCTGAATAGGTGACAATCGATAATCGCCATTTGTATCTTGAATCAAAAAAGCCAATTGACAACTGCCAATCCCATCCGCGTTTTGCTCGATGTTGATATTCGTTTTGATTTTATACATACCGCTAAATGGCGCAGTAAATAAATTGTTCACCACATAATTCAATGGATCAATTACTTCCGTTAGGTTTGGAATTTCGTAGTAATAAATCGTGTTACCGCTTGGCAATACCAATGAAGTAAAATCAGTTCCATCGAATGTGATTCCATCGATACCATTCTCCAAAACGAACTGAGCAGCTTGTGTATTTCCGATTTGTTGAAATCCATTTTCTTCGCTTGTAAATGGTATGTATAACTCGTTCAATTCATTGATTAATGTTGCACTATCTCCACTATTCAATTCAAAACCACTCAAAGACATTATCTTATCAAAGATGTATTTGGTCTTCACCATTGGAGTTAAATTCCCAGCTTTGATGATATTCGCTTTTGTGGTTGTATAAATGGAAGTTCCTTCTGTAACTGAAACATTACCCACCCAACTATCACCGCGATCTGTTAACGCTAAATCTACATTACCCCCTCCAATCGTTCCGTTTAGAATATCTAATGCACCAAGATAATTGACAATGAAATTGTAATCGTTATTCAATTCAACTCCGATGTAATTTTTAAAATCTGCATCAACAATGTTCTTAAAAAAGTCAATCACATTACCAAAAAACACAATCTCATATTCGCTAATTTTTCCTTGCTGGGTGTAACTCGCTTTCCATTGAATATTTCCCTCCATCACAGGCAACGTGTCAACGGTAATAATCGCATTCAATTTTCTTTTTGGATTGAACGAACTGAATTGAAAGGTGTTGTTTTCGATGAATCCAAAAATCTTCGAATTGTTATCCGTTGCAGGAATGCGGAACGTCCTTGAATAAGTAGCTTTCGCTTTTAAATCTTTAATGTCGGTGAATGAGTATTGCAATGAAATCGTTTCATTTAAATATAAATCCATGACATAAGGAGTTTCCGTTCCTTGCGTGTAAACTATTAATGCTGTTTCCATTCTTATTTATTATGGGCAATTTCCAAAACCTATTGTAACATAAATGTTTCCGCTATACGTTGTCAAACCACCCCATACAGGCAGCTTTAAGTAAAATGTATTTGCTCCATCACTCGTTCCCCATACACCTGTTGCAATGATTGGCGTTCCGGGATCCATCATGTCAAAGGATGTTTGACTACCTCCACCTGTTAACACATTACCCAATTGAATTACTCCCAAACGAGATGGCGTTGAAGGTGGGCTATCTGTATAATCAATGCTCACGTAATACGTTTGTCCTCCAATTGGTGTTATTCCACCTGTACCTTGAACGCGTACGGTTATATTACTGCCTCGCGTTGCATTGGTTAAAACGATATTACACGCATCGCCCAAATTCGCTCCAAGATTTAGGCCTGTATTTCCACCAATTTTTGTGAAGTTGGTAAAGAACTCACATGGATCAGGACCAGGTATTGGATATTCCGAAGCGGTTATGTTTATCGTTTCATTATTTGAAGCCATTTGCAATCGTAAGTTCTGATTGTACTTCTTGTAATTGCGCTCTCGCTTCATCAAAAATCCGTTGTCTTCAACGACAACAGGAACGATTGAATAACCATCCACATTGTCATCAACTATCCACACCGATTTCGAGGTAAATAAATCCTTCAGATATTTAAACTCCGATTCCGTTAACCAATCGCTTGTCAGATTAATGAACGTATTTACAATTGGTTCGCGCTCGGTTAATTCACGCGTGTAGTTTTTTGTTTCGTATGGTTCAGTTGATGTCGCGTTATTGAAGTCACCTTGATAGCTTCTATATCTTTTGCGCTCAACCTCAATGGAACGCTCATTCTTTTTGATGAATGAGTAACTATCCCATCCACCCATTTGATTAAGCCAATAAACGTGAACTGGATTGTACTTGCAATCCTCGCTAATGTAGTAACCGTATTTGGTAGTCACTTGTTCATCGCTCGAATTGTAACCTGCATAAACGTAAAACGCGGTATTATCCGCAGTGGTATCGTCAACGTAACCGCCATTAACAAGGTTCTTCAACCCAGTTGGAAGGAATAACAACGCACCTTCATCAAAGGTCATTGTAATATCAAACGAGAACAAAAGAGTTTGATTGTAATCGTATAAATCAAAAGTGAAATGATCAATTGAATTGTATGGATAATTTGAATTGATGTATGTATTGTCATCCGCAACCCACGCATGGATGTCGTATGCGCTGTCGGTTTCTTCCATCACATCGGTTCGCGATATGTATCGCCAATTGATAGCTTCCGATTGCAACAACGATGGCAAATTCAAACGATGCGATAACGTCTCTTTATTAAACCCAATCTCATCATCGTAGTTTTGGCACAATGCCAATGGCCGAGTGTCATTCGTTCCCATCATGATGAAATTTTGTTTACCACTACCATAGATGCACATGAGCGAATAAGTAACCGCAACACTATCATCTTCGGTAAATACTCCACCTACCTCATATCCTTCGTACAATTCAATCGTAAATGTATTGACATTGTTTTTTGTGGTTAGCATTGGAGTTGATGTCTGCAATACCACATCATCGCTGCCATCGAATACAATCGAATTTTTGACGAGCTGGTTGAAGATAGTTTTAGCGTTAAACACTCCGCTATTTACCGCGTTTTGGCTAATGTAAAATTTGTAATCGGTTGAAGTGTTATTGTCGGTAATTAAAACAATGTACTTAAATCCAGGTTGAGCAAACTCGCTCGATGTCATCGTGAATGAAACATCGTTGTTCGAATAACATAAACCTGTTAATGCGTCAATGCCTTGCGCGGTTAATCCTGTTACTGCTGTTGTGTATGCCATTTATATTTTTATTTTCTTCTGTAAATTATCTTCAATTACTAATGTGATTTCTCGGTTCAATGCGTCCTCAAATTCGGGTTGAAAATCCACAATTGTATCGGTTACGGCATCTCTCCAATAGAACAATGGGGATATACCATTGATGCGAATTTTACGCGTCAAATGTCCTGCCAATCCACGATAGGCGCGTTCCTTTGCTTCAGGTGTTTTGAACGTCATGAATGAACCATTGGCGTTGCGTGGTCGAATACCTTTAATCTTCATCCAATCGTAAATCGCCTTTTGCATCACTCCCATTTCTCCCTTTGCAGGTTTTGATCCTGCACCTCTGCGGAATGAATATGGGCTGCCTTGATTTCGTGCCAATCCATTCACACCTTGCTCGACAAAATCAGCGTATACACTTGCTTTACCACGTGCGAAAAACTGAATCTTACTGCTCCTTCCATCGTAATAAAATGAAAGCGAATTGCGCAGTGTGTCAGTTGCAACGGCTCTCCTTTTTTTACCTCGCACCGTTCTGTAAACACCGAGATTCAACATGGCACGTTCAACGACTTCTTGACCAAATCGTTTCATTATCGATGTTAGTGGTGATTCAGCCATTGATGAATTGATTGTAAGCTGTGTTTGGATCGTTCACTAATAAATCAACAAATAGTTCAAGACCTTTTGAGTTCATTGCGTTGACAAATTCTTGGTTGGAATCTTCCCACGCAAAACAAATAGTACCCCATTGCGAATCCGTTGGAATAACTAACTCAGTTATGCCATTGTCTTTTTGATTAAGTGTATAATTCATATTGATACCATAACTGAAATTCCTACTACCGATGCGGAAGCTGCTGAAGCGTTATTCACTACTTTGACACTACATCTATCGCCACTTGAAAAAGCTACCGAGTTGACTAAATTTGAATAAAAATTGGCTGCCGCTCCTGCTGCTATTGTGATTACTAAAGCAGTATCTACTAGGTTTTTTCTTAAAGTGATAACCAATGTGCCAGACCCTGGTTGAGTTGTTCCAGTATGAAAATGTAATCTACTCAATGTGCAATCTTGTGGCATCATTAAAACTCTTATAGATTCAGCAATGACCAATGCAGCACCTTGCACATTCAAGTACTGAGTAACTCCTGCTCCGACAGATGTATTTCCATTTCCAACATTGCCTGCTAAAAATGACGCTCCACTACCTGCGCTTGCATATTGCGGAATGTTTAAAATTCCACTGCCTAAAGTAGCCGCTCCACTCGTTCCCGTTGTCGTTAGTGTTAGCGTTCCTTGTTTGCCATTCAGTTGCGTTTGAATGTCACTCGTTACACCAACCAAATAACCGACCTCTGTTGTTGTAACTGCGCTCACTGCAATCTTCCCACCTGGATTGCTAACGAGTACACGACTGCCCGTTAAATCGGTTGTTGTTACCGTTGTCGCTGCGCCCGTTATCGTATCTTGTTTAGTGCTTAACGCGTTGCTCTTTTCCCAAAGTGAAGTCGTTGTATTATACTTCAATATGTCGTTATTGGCAGGACTTTGAGCACTGACATTGTGCAGTTCTTGCATTTCATAACCATTTTGAACACGAACATACATTCTGCCTGCGCTTCCATTACTCGCGGTTGTAACGAATCCCAAATACACCAAATGGTTTGGTGCAAATGGTTTGACATTCGTAATACTTCCTGCGGTTGCTCCAAGATATACCGCGTCACCATCCGACCATGTAGCTGTTGGAAAAATGTTTAACCCATCGAGTTGACCATTGACAATGATTAAACCTTTTTGATTGTTTGCAATGGATGTACTCAACACCATTCCAACCGTCTGCGCACTTGTTGCATCAACATTATTGGATGCGAGTTTAACCGTTAACCTATCGCCTTGACCACCGAACGCGTATACTGGTTGTCCTTTCGTTATGGTTGATCCATTGACATTAGTCACATAAGCGAGTAATGTGTTTGGTGCAGTTCCAATAACTTGAAATCGATTAGTTGATGAATTGTAAACGCATAGCATTTCCGCGCCAGCGATAATGTCACCACCGATTAATTCACCATCGTTGTTTCGATACAATGGAATTGCACCAAGTGAATTTATATTAAGCGTTGCACTCGTTGTATTGCCTATTGCGAATCGAATTAAAAATGCATCCGCGTCATTGTAGGCAGTAACTCCGCTAATGGTTGTCGTGTATGTGTCTGTACCTGATGTTGTGCCATGTGGAATGCCACTACCTCCACCACCTCCACCGGGAATTGTTTTCCATGTGTTGTCCGCAGCTAAATAGTCAGTTGTTGCGGATGGTTGGTTTGTTGTGAATTGAACTTTCTTTGCCATTACTCTTGGGTATAAGGAATGTCACATGCGTTCCACTCGTAATCAACGGTGATGTCGATTGATCCCTGCACACCACTTAACACGTTGCTAAATTCTTCAATGAATGGAGTGAACTGAATTGGCTTTGTTATGATAACCGATTCGTCAAAGATTTGACCGTTCTCAATCTCGTTTACAAGGTCTGCAAACAACAACACGCAATCGCTAATTGAATGTCGTTGGTATTCGATTTTTACTTCTTTATCGCGCGGCAAATCTGCGAACACAATCTCTAATGAATATGTCAATTGTCCAGCATCAATACTGAATTGATTTGGTACAACGTGCATGAACGGAAATTCATCTTCCTTCTCCAAATCCGCTTGTGAAATTTGACCATGTGTGAACTTTCGTATCAATGCGTGTTTATCCGCGAACTCTCGCAGCCTCGCGATGATGATGTTGTAAGTGTATAAAGATGAATCGCTCATATCTATATGTAGCCAAATGACTATTTTTTAGTAAGTAATTGTTTCTGAAATTGTGCGTAATCAATTTTGTAATTCAGATGCGCGAAGATGGTTGATGCTTGGGTTTTAATAATCGCATCGAATTTGGTTACATCCCTATCCGCGATTTCTTCAATCACATGAAACCAACCATAATTACTACTCAACTCGCTGGTTGCTGTAACGCTTCCTGCATCATCGCTATCGCCTTCTTCAGTTCCGTCATCATCTGTTGATCTGAATACTCTTGGAAAGCTGTCAACAATTCTTTTTCGATATTCGAAAAAAAAACCATTGCGCCATTGGCAATCATTAACGGCATCTCGTTAAAATCTTCCGCGTTCTTTAGGTGAATAGTTGAATCGTAATCTTCCACCTCATAGCGATTAATAAATTCGTTTTTACAAGGTCTGAATAGGATGGCGAGTAACTTATTCAGATGCTTTGGAAACTCATTACAATTCGCATCTAAATCCAACCATTCGCCAAACGTCATCGAGTTGATGTCAGGCACGAATCTGAATTTATTGAACTTGGTAACGTGTTTCGATGGGATAGCTAACAACGCTTCATCAAATGAATTTTTGATGTCGTTCATTTGAGATGGAGTGAGCAACAAAACCTTACTGCGTGGCAGTTTGGTAATCGATTGAACTTGGTTAACTAAATCACCTTCGTTCATTGCGAATCCAACGTACTGGCCAACGGTTATCTTTTCAGGTGATAGGTCTAAATTAATCTTCATATCTCTTTGCAAGTTCGGTGATCCATTCGGTGTAAAGTTCAGTGACTTTTGTCTTGGCCAATCGCTTCCGTTGTGCAGGTTGTTGCAACCACATTCCGAATAAAACTGCGATTGTGAACGCTGACTGCGCTGGGTTATTTACTTCGTTATTTTCCAATTTTAATCTATTTTTATTTGATTCTCGTTTAATATCTCATGGAACTTTTCGCGCATCTTATCGAGCGCATCCAATTGTTCGCCATTATAATCTTTGGTATTATACTTAATGGTACTACGCATTTCTTGGTCGAACTCCCACAGCGCAATGTACACCGAGTTGAGATTGGTGAACCTTTTGTGTTCTTCGATGTCCGCAGGTTCATCCAGGTTAAATTCAATTATCGCTCTCATAGTTTGTCGCTTATAATGATGTTAACAGGTGCGTCATTGTCCCCTGCGTGAACTGTCCTCGCTTGTTTCGGTTTGAAGTATTCCAATGTCTTTAGATAAAGTTCACTCGCAATCATCTTATCCTCATCGTTACGACTACTCCATAGCTTATCGAGGAACGCGTTGAATTGTTCCGCTTGGTGTCCTGTAATGGATTCACCCAACGCTTCCCACTGCAAAGTTTTTTGACCTTTTGCGCCTACTGGTTTTCCATTTGGATTACCCGATTTTCCTTTTTCAAATGGCATTGTATTAAATTTTATTGATATTTACAATTCTAACTTTGATTTAAAGTGATTAATCAATTGCTCCATCTTATGATCGTAGTATTTGACAAAGGTTAAAAAGCCTTCCTTATCTTCCTCATATAGCTTGTAGAGGACATTCCTTAACCTCTGACCATTGCTTTTCTTTTCAATCTCAAAATCAGCTTTTAAATCGTTTATTATCTCCTTTTCATTTGTAGCGAATTCTTCCTCTTTTAGAGCGCAATACACGAAGGAAGATTGAAGATTGAACAATTGACCTGCGATTGATGGACTAATTTCATTGGTGCCTATCACAATGGCCGTTGTTTTGTCCTTGCGTGATTTGATTGATTCAATTTGAGCTGGTATGATTAACATATTTCAAAGATAGTTATTTTTTGACATAGTTAGGTTTTTAGGTGAATAAAGATGAACACACGTTTCTTCCATATTCATAATCCTTTTTAGTTATCTCTTTAACTTTAATTGATAACTACTCACCGCCCAAAAGTTCCAGTTAGGTACTGGCATTAATAAGGTTCTTTACTTCCTCTCACCACCAAGTCGCACCTCTGCGGAGCTTGGATTTATTATTATTAATGTTGTTCATCATTAAAACAATCTCAAAGTTAAAATCACATAACTTCTACCAATTTCAATGATGGTTCTTTTCGCAGTCGCTTTTATTCACCACTTAATTAAAGTTACATGGTAAGGAATTAAAACGGGAAAAAACCTTATTCAGATATCAAAAAAAAATTCCCCAATGATTTAAACGTGTTCAGCGTCCTAAATCAAAGGGGAAGGATCTCAAGAACAACTGAACACAACAAATATAAATTGAATTGTGTTGAGTTATATTTTCACTTTTCAACAATCAAAGAATAAATTAAAATCGGTAACCAAAAAATCCCTGTAACAATTAACCCAATAAAATTGTTACGAGAAAAACGTAATGTTCGATTGAGGAACATCAAACTCATCAACCCAATAAGTGATAATCCTATCGCCATATAGGAGATAAAACAAAAAAGAAGCAGATTCATAATCAAGATTGTTTTCTTCTTCGTCCACGTTTCTTTGGTTGAATAGGTTGCTCTTCTTCTACTTGTAGCACTTCCTCTCTTTTCAATTGTTTATTGAGTTCAGCAATGGTTTGGTTTACACACGTCACGCAACTCGTTACCTTTTCACTGCGGCCAGTCATCAATGACTTTAAACGCGCCAGTGTAATGCGCTCATCGTTGTTTAATGCACCGTTCTTCCGCGCGTTGAATAAAAGCGTTTGCGCGTCTTGAATGAGTGAACCATCGACAACTTTCTCCCACTTCCCGGCCGGGCAGTCGGATAATGTCATTTTTGTTTTGACGTCCAAAAAACAACCGCATGGTTTAAACTTTACACCATCCAATGTCATCGTTTCACCAAGTGGATTCAGTTTGTTGAGTGGTGTACCACAGGTGCGCGTTGTCGCGTTGTATGCTGGGCATTCAATACAGATAGCCATTCGTTTGTTGGCCATTTCAATAATTGTATTCATAATCGTATAATTGATTTTCTTAATTCGTCCTTTGCCGCTTTCACCGTTTGGTAAAGATAGCTCTTTGGTATTCCTGTTTCTCTCGAGAGTTCATCATAACTAAAATCATTGAGCGCATATAAGTAAAATACCTCGCGTTCAAAGAATGGTAAACGGCTAATGTAGATATCGAGTTGCTCATTGGTTAACCTATCAGCCATCCATACTGATTCAACCGCCATGTTTTGGAGATGTTCATCGGTAATATCTGCGTAAAGGTCTGAATGTTTGCGGTAAAGGTTGTGATATGAGGAACGGTTGGAATAATAAGCGATTCGAATGGCATGAGCTACATACGCTTCAATATCTTTGATATGATCTAAATTGTTTTCGAGAATGCGGCCAATGGTATCATGTAGCAAGTCGTCCGCTTCAAAGCTATTAGCCGTGAGTGATAACGCAATCTTGCGCCAATGATTATATCTTTCCTTCGAAATAGTCATCAATTACTTTAATGGTTGCCTCGAAACCTTTACTATATGTAGCGTAATAACCTCTTTCGTTCAATTGCTTTATCCATTCCTTTTGTTCCTTGCTTACCACACCTTTAATATCTTTGATCTCGATTAA